TGACAAGCATTGGTAGATATGGTGTTCTGTTACTTGGTTTGGATGATGTATCTGACCAGGTTGGGTTTGAAAAACCAGTCAAGACAGGAGCCAGAAAATTAGTCTATGTAAAGCCTTTCAGTGAAGCCACAGCCAAGATAGTAACATATGAGCCTAATCCAAAGAATGAAAGATATGGTAAACCTTTGCTGTATGAAATAAAGGTATCTGATGTTTCAAATAACAAGGATTATACTGTTAAGGTGCATTACACTCGGGTGGTACATATAGTACAAGACAATCTAGAATCTGAGATATTTGGTACACCAGTTCTTCAGCCTGTTTATAATCGCTTGATGGATTTGGACAAGGTTGTAGGAGGTTCTGCCGAGATGTATTGGAAGGGAGCAAGACCTGGTTATCATGGTAAGGTTGATAAGGATTACCAAATGACACAAACAACCAAGGATGACCTCAAGACACAGCTTGACGAATATGAGCATGGTTTGAGAAGATTCTTGATTGATGAAGGTATTGAACTGAAAGATTTAGCTCCTCAGATTTCTGATCCTTCAAAGCATGTAGAAGTCATATTGAAGATGATCTGTTCAGAGACAGGTATCCCCATGAGGATATTGACAGGGTCGGAACGTGGAGAATTAGCAAGTTCTCAAGATAGGGCAGAATGGCTTTCGTTTGTACAATCTCGCAGGGATGAATTTGCAGAGACTTGTATTGTAAGACCTTTCGTTGACAGACTGATTGAGTTAAAGATCCTTCCTACTCCTGGTAAGATGTATAGTGTAAGCTGGGCTGATTTGTATGCTCAATCAGAGAGTGCAAGAGTGGAGATAGGTAAAGCACGTGCAAATGCTATCAGGGAATATTCTTATAACATGATAGCACAATCAGTTCTTCCAGTGGATGCCTTCCTAGAATTTTGTCTTGGTTTTACAACCGACCAAATTGAGTTAATGAGTACAATGAGGGAGTCTGAAGCAACAGTTGAGGCTAAACTTATTCCTCTCGAGAAGGAGATGATGAAAGGACAACCAAAAGAAAAAGAACCTGCAGCATAATGGAGTGTTGTGTTGAACATAGTATTAGTATTTATAATAGGGTAGATCCAACCGTTACCACAACTCTGAGGAATGCCTTTGCTCGTGATATGAACAGAAGGTTTACAGAATTGTGTAAGGTGATAAGAACCTCCATTGTAGATCGTGATTGTTTTGGGTTGAAGAGAGGGAAGACTCATGTTCTACAAATGAATCCTGCCTTACCGGAGGCTTTTGCTTTTGAAAGGAGTCAGGAGAAACTTGAAGCCTTCATGCGTTGGTTAGATGAACAGGTAGGGAAAGGTTTATTAACAATAGGACAGGCAAAACAGATAGGGCAGGCAATTGAAAAGGCTTGGACAGATTTATACATACTTGATTCTTACAAGCGAGGAGTGATTAGGGCACGAATGGAATTGATAAGAGCTGGGTATGATGTTCCCTCAATAGAAGATACAGGTGGGATCTTTGCAAGCATGAGTACACCTTTCCATTTGGATCGTGTGGGATTACTCTTTACCAGAGTCTTCAATGAGTTGAAAGGAATAACTGATGCAATGGATCAACAGATTAGTCGTATCCTTGCTCAGGGGTTGGCAGATGGAGATGGACCTGCTTTACTTGCAAGAAAACTTGTTGCTGTTATTAATGGAGAAGGAATAGAAGACCTGGGAATAATTGATGCCCTTGGCAGATATATACCAGCCATGCGTAGAGCCGAGATGTTAGCAAGAACAGAAATCATACGAGCTCATCATGTTGCTAACATACAAGAATATAGAAACTGGGCTGTTGAAGGGGTATATGTTCAAGCAGAGTTAAGAACGGCCGGGGATGATAGAGTTTGTGAACATTGTGCAAGTCTTGAGGGGAAGATATACACTTTGGATGAGGCAGAAGGCCTTCTACCTCGTCACCCTATGTGCCGATGTATTATGCTTCCGAAATTGATAGGAGAATAAGATATGACTCTTGGTGTTGTAATATCAATGAAGAATGGTTATTACTATTTGCCAAATCAAGGAGTGCTAAGAGATTTGGATACTGGTACAGAATATACGTTTCACAGACCTGCCACAACAGGAACGATGAATGTATGGAATGTGAAACTTCACGATATAGTTACATTTACTGCATCAGGTACAGAAGCAGTAGATGTAGCACTGGCAAAGAAGAGTAAAGATAATTTGGTGTTTTCATATGGTGGTTAAAAAGAATAGGAGGGTAAAATTATGCCTTGGAGTGTAGGTGATGTGGATTCACATAAGAAAGGACTTACGGCGAAACAGAAAAAACAGTGGGTAGCAATTGCTAACTCAGTGTTGAAAAAACTAATGTCTGAAGGCAAGTCTGAGGAGGAAGCTGCTGCTTCTGCCATACGTCAAGCCAATGGTGCCGTAAAGACCAATATGGAGTCCTTACTCCATATAAATACTAAGGAGGAAGGATATGCCGTTAAACGGCGAAAATTCAACGGAAAAGACTATATGGTAATTCCAGTAACAATGATGGTAGAAGGTGTACATAATGGAAATCATGGATCTATCTTCCATTCAATTGATGAATTGGGTAAGGTACCTGAGTCTTGGAATGGAATTCCAATAGTTATTAATCATCCAGAGAAGGATGGAATAGCTATCTCGGCCAACAGTCCAGAAGTCTTGGAAGAAAGTTCAATAGGGGTAGTTTTTAGTACCCATGTTGATGATATGAAACTTAAGGCCATGGCTTGGATTGAAGAGTTAAAACTTCAAGAGAAACAACCTGAACTCTATGACAAAATAGAAAAAGAAGAATCTATTGAAGTAAGTGTAGGAGTATTTACAGATGATGTTGATGAGGAGGGAGATTGGAATGATGAACATTATAGTAAGGTAGCAACAAATCATCGTCCTGATCATCTAGCACTTCTTCCAAGTGATAAAGGAGCTTGCTCCCTTGCTGATGGTTGTGGGTTAGGTGTTAATTCAGAGGCAGAGAAAAAGTCATTGGAGACTTTTCGTAAGCAAGGATTTGTAATTACCAGGGTGGGTGATTACAAGGAGCAGGGATATAATGAATTGATGTCCATGATTTATGACAAACTTAGGTTAATGGATACTAATAAGACCTATCATTACCTGGAGGAGTGTTATGATGATGAATTAATTTATTCTGTAAGTGGTGATAACAATCGTGAAATGTATAAGCAATCCTACAAAGTCGAAGGCGGGAAAATCGAATTTGTGGGAGAGGCTATCAAGGTCCGCAAGAAAGTGGAATATGTAGTGAATAGTAAAAATAATTCAAAAAAGGAGGTAAAAATGTCGAAAGAAAATCCGTGTCCCAAATGCGTTGAGAAAATAAATGCCCTCCTTGCTAACAAGGAATCGGGGTTTACGGAAGACGATAGGGAATGGTTAAACACTTTGACAGAACCTCAGCTTGACAAAGCCATCACACCAAAGGTGGTTGAGAAGACAGTTGAGAAGACAGTTGAAGTGAACAAACTCAAGCCGGAAGACCAGGCTGCACTTGACTTTGGCAAGAAGGAATTGGCTACAAGGCGTGAGGGTTGGATCAAAGGAATTCTGGCCAATACTGAAAAGATTTGGACAGAAGAGAAGCTTAAAGTCAAGGATGATGAAACCCTTGAGAATATTTATAAGTCGGTGAAGAAGGAAGAACCTGTAGAGCATATATTTGCTGCTGGAGGACATATCGCAGTCAATTCTGGACAGGTAGCACCTTTGGAACCGACAGGTGTTGAATTTGAAGCTAAAAAGTAGAAGGAGGTAAAAATGGCTTTCAATACAATTAAACTGAAAAAGTACACGGATATCGTTGAGGAGATCGAAGCCCATGAAACAATATATCCGGGATCACTGCTTTATTTGAACAGTGATGATGAAGTTGCCCTTCATGCTACGGCTGGTGGTAATGTCAGTCCTCAGATGTTTGCACTGGAGGATGAACTAAGAGGTAACGGAATAAATGATGCCTACTCTTCTGGAGACATGGTCCAGGTGTGGATAGCAACTCGTGGAGAGGTTGTTTATGCAATTCTTGCAGATGGAAATGATGTGAATATTGGGGATGCACTTGAATCTAACGGTGCAGGTTATCTTCAGAAGCACACCCCTCTGTATGCATCCTCAGATCCGGGGCATGAAACTCGTTCTCTTTATTCCAACCCAGTCGTTGGTATAGCTCTTGAAAATGTGGATTCTTCAGCAGATTCCAGTGGAGTTGATTTTCTTTCTATCAACAAGAGAATCAAAGTCAGAATTGCTTAATCTAAAAATAGGAGGAAAATAAAATGGCTGTTGATTTAATGTTTAATGGACAGGCTCAGGGAGATGTTGCTAACCAGTTTATGGGAGCAGGCAGACTTGACGTTGGAGCCCTTCGTCCATTTGTAGAAAATGGCAAGTCATACATCAGTATGTACAAAGGTGGAAATCCGAAGGATCCTAATAATTATGTAGTCGTTCCAATGAATACCAATGCAACCCTTCGCAGGGATGAATGGAAACAGTTGGATAAGGCTCTTATGGAGACTGCTAAATACAGACTTGGTGGAATAGATGACCTTGTTGCAAATGGACTGACTTATGATCTGGGAAATGCTATGGGTACCACGGTACTTGAATGGCATGATGTAGGTGATTTTGGTGAGGCAGTTGTTACGATGGATGGTGTGACCCGTGGAAATGGTGACAGACCTAAATTCCAGTACAATTATTTGCCTATTCCAATAATTCACTTTGACTATGAGATTAATGCCAGGGTACTTGAGGCATCACGTAATCTTGGGAACCCGCTGGATACTACGTCTGCTGCACAGGCTGCACGTAAGGTGTCAGAGAAATTGGAGAACATGCTGTTTACCAATACAACATATTCGTTTGGTGAAGATGATTCAAGAAGTCTTAATACCATATATAGTTATGTAAACCATCCTGATAGGAATACGGTTACACTGGATGTCGATTGGGATGCTTCTGCAAAGACTGCTGCTGGTATATTGGCTGATGTTCTTCAGATGAAACAAACAAGTATTAATGATTATCATTATGGACCTTGGATGCTGTATATTCCTACAGCATATGAAACCGTCCTTGATGAGGATTATGATACCACAACTCCGGGAACCACAATCAGGGATCGTATCCTTAAGATTGCTAATATTAAGGGGGTAAAGGTTATAGACACCCTTGCTGCAGACAATGTACTTCTGGTTCAGATGACACCGGATACAGTACGTCTTGTTCGTGGTATGGGATTGACAAACGTTGAATGGAGTACTGAAGGTAAATTTATTAACAAATACAAGGTTCTTACCATTCAGGTTCCTCAGATACGTTCTGATCAGAATCTCAGAAGTGGTATTGTTCATCTTGCATAACAATATTTAATACTAATCAAGTATTTATTTTCTTAACTTAAAAATTTATTGATATGGAACGTACAAAGGATGTTGGAGAAGAAAAGAAACTATTCAAAAAATTTGGTGGAGGTTCTTTAAGAATAGGTAATAAGATAATTAAACCGGGAGAAACATTCTGGGAATTACCCAGTAAGATATCTCCTGCATTTAAGGATGTTGTCAGACTTACCGATGGAGGTACAATGCCTCCTCCCCCTCCTGAAAAGAAACAACCGGAAGGGAAAAAGGCTGTTTTTATTAAGCAGAGAAGGGGAGTATCTAATCTCTGGTGGGATATTGTAAACACGGAGACTGGAAAGGTAATGAATGAGAAAGCCCTCAAGGCTGAGTCAGCTGACAAATTACTTGAAGAACTAAACAGATGATTTGGAAAGTGCCTCGGATTTGGGAGGGAGGTGATGTCTGGATATTAGGAGGAGGTCCTTCAGTACCTAGACAGTTCAATGTTCCTGATTCTGTTATTCAAGATGTATCATCAGGAAAATTACCTCCAAGTGAATATTCTAAATATATGGAGGAATTGCATGATAGACATGTCATTGGAATAAATGCTGCCTATTTAATTGGTGATTGGATTGATATGATTTTCTTTGGTGATGTTGGATTCTTTCTTGATCATCAGGAAAGATTGGCTAAGCATCCAGGTGTAAAGGCTTCTTGTCATCCAAGAGCTAATAATATTGATTGGATAAGATACCTTCCTCGCAATACGAAGCATTCCCGTGGTATAAGTACAGATCCTTCTTGTGTTTGTTGGAATGGAAACAGTGGTGCTGCAGCAATAAGTATTGCTGTAAATGCTGGAGCAAGCAGGATTATCCTGTTAGGATTTGATATGAAGTTGAGCAATGACAATTATCAGTGGTGGCATCAAGCATATCATAGAAGTAATAAGGTAGATATAAAGGATCAGAAGAGATTAAAAAATTTACCTTTTAATCGTCATTTAGTTGCCTTTCCCTACATTGCAAAAGATGCAAAGGAATGTGGAGTTGAAATATTGAATGCTTGTCCTGACAGTGCTATAAAGGATTTTCCAAGGTTTACGGTGAAAGAATTGTTATGGGATAACTCATGAACGTTGTAAAAATATATGGGGGATTAGGAAATCAAATACTTCAATATTCCTTTGGTAAGGCTCAAAGTCTTGCTACTGGTGTAGA